GGCTCTACACCATCACGGTGGCAAAGGGCGATGTAGGCGGAGCAGACATTGCCATCGTCATCACAAAGGCCAGCCCGCGCCTCTCTCGCCCCTTTTGGGAAGACGATTGAATCAGCATGCGCTGCCGCCGCTTCCCGCGCATCCTGCCACCGCTTCAATTCAGCAGGGTCGGCGGGTGCGGGTTCGTATTTCACAAGGGTGCGGGCGTGGGCGATGACTGACTGCGATACCGGGCCGTCAGAGGTCCAGCATTCACACACATTGCTCCAGTCTTTGAAAGAAGCCGCCTTAGCAGCCATATCCAGCGCCCACAGCGGGGGCAGTTTATTCGGTTCCATTGTTGTTACTCCAATCAGCCCACGCGCACACAGGCAGGGCAAGGATCATGAGGATAAGGACGGGGATGACGGTCACAGTTCCCATCCCTCTGCGATCCGCGCTGCCCGAATTTCGGCAATCGCTGCGGTGTTACGTTCGAACCATTGTGCGTTGTCAGTGGTGGCAGCGGCGGAGAATATGCCGTCCAGTGCGTTGCCAAGCTGGTTACCCATTGCTTGCGCGCGCATGTCGCGTTCAGCAGCTTCCAAGCATAGGGCTGCGGTGCGAGTGCCGGTCATGCCTGTTCTCCCCGTGCGAGGGCGAGGGCGGCGCGGGCTTCATTGATCGCCCTGCGAGCGCGCTTGGCAAACTCATCTGCCGGTTGCCCATCCTTGCGCTTGGCATCGGGGAAAACCTGCGCGATCAGGTCGTGAGTAAGTCCGCCGTCGATTGCCAGTTGCAGCAACGCTTCGACCGTAGGAACCAGTTTATCCACCACGCCAGCCTCTAGGGCTTCGGTGGATAGCGTTGCCGTGCTATTGAGTGCGGCGACTATGCGGCGGAGGTTTGCCCGTGCCTCATCTTTTGGTGGGCAGTCGTTGCCGCCGTCCGCAATTGATTGAATGCCGTTGTCAATATAGACGCAGCCAATCGCGCCACTGTAATTGCCATCGAAAATGTAGGGGCAATCACAACTGCTATCGGCATTGACCAAGCAACCCGCATACCAAGGCCCAGAAACATCCCCGCTCACAGTGCCGCGCTCCGATAGTCTGTTGCCCATTCGTCCTGTTCAGACGGTCCGGTCCACGACACAATCCACGGGGAGTTAAGGCTCGTCAGCGGTCGTGGCGTGGCTGCAATCTTGTTGAGTGAGGCAACCGCGTCGTCCTCATACACAGCGAGCGGCTTTTCAAAGCCACGGCTGCGGTCGATCATGCGAAGTACATTCGCCATTGCAGCAAGTTTGGCTGCGCGGGGATCGTAGGCGACTGTGATTGCGGTAGTCATGCTGCCACCTCAACCTTGCAAGGCTCCATGAACCCGTTGAGTTCAGCCATGCACTTAAGGTGCGTCAGGATGCTGGCAGTCTCATCGCCTAACTTTGTGCCGCCGCGAGTTTTTGACCAGTGCGCCTCTGCCTCGTCAAAGGTAAAGTAACGGCAACCGGCTATGATACGCGGGCCGTCAGGAGTAGGCGCGACAAGGAAGGTGTGGCCATCGGTGCGGGTGGCGGTTACGTTTACGCCGGATACCCGCGCATTGCCGTAGACCCGCGCATCGCCGGATACCCGCGCATCGCCGTAGACCCACGCATTGCCGGATACCCGCGCATTGCCGTAGACCCGCGCATCGCCGTAGACCCGCGCATCGCCGGATACCCACGCATCGCCGGATACCCACGCATTGCCGGATACCCGCGCATTGCCGTAGACCCACGCATCGCCGGATACCCACGCATCGCCGGAACCTGAAAGGTTAGCTTCCTTCTCGACCCACCCACCGACATCGCCAGCGGCAATCCCGAGTGTGGCAATCGCAGCAACAGCGCGGATACGGTGCAGGGCGATGCCAAGGTAGTTTTTGGTTTCCCCGGTAAATTCAAACTTGGCGTTTCGGACGGCATTCATTGGCTTCACCTTTCGTTTGTTGCCCCATAATAACGCGTCGCAATGCAGTGTCAATCACAAAACGATATTTTATTTTCGCGCACCCTGTTGACGCGCTTATGACATTGTGCAATTGTCGGTGCATGGAAAACAAACCAACCGCCCGCGCCATTATGGACGCAACCGCTATCAGCCAGCCATATGCTAGCATGATCCTGACGGGCAAACGTCAGCCGTCACGTTCGCTGGCCATCCGCATTATGCGCGAAACAAGCTGGCGTCATGAGTGCATTGCCGGATTGACCGACGCACAGATTGACATGCTCGAACAGATTGAGCCGTGGACGCCTGTTGGTGAGCGGGCAGCATGACCCCGCGCCCCGACAGCCAGAGCCGTTTGCACCATCACTGCATGGACATCATTGCCCAGCGCAAGCAGCAGGTCGGCCCCGTCGCGGTCACGTTCACCATTGGGCGCATCGTGCCCAAAGAGCGCAAGTAGATGCTGCGCGTCCTCTCTCTGTTCGCCGGTGTTGGTGGTTTTGACCTTGGATTGGAACGCACGGGCGGCTTTAAGACGGTCGCCTTCTGCGAAATTCTCCCTGAGCGCCGTGAGCATCTTGCGCGCCATTGGCCGGATGTACCCTGCTATGACGATATACGTTCCCTTACCGCCGATAGGTTGCTCGCAGACGGAATTGCCGTTGATGTTATCTGCGGCGGCTTCCCCTGCCAGGACATTAGCAGCAGCGGAACAGGTCGCGGCCTGGAAGGTGAGCGCAGCGGACTTTGGTATGAATATGCGCGCCTCATTGGCGAACTTCGACCCAGCTTCGTCATTGTGGAAAACGTCGCAGCATTGCTTCATCGAGGGATTGACCACGTTCTCGGGGCCTTGGCCAAGATCGGGTATGATGCGGAGTGGCAAGGTCTGCGCGCAACCTTCGCTGGATTGCATCAGCTTAGGGACCGTGTCTGGCTTGTGGCCTACCCTGAAAGCGTCGGACCACAGGCAGTATTCGCGCAACCTTGCATACTTCAAGCGGCGCAGCGGTATCATAGCCGATTTGCCGGTGGTTGTGGCCCTATCAACGCCACCTACGCCCAAGGGGATATATGGCCGGTTGAACCCGGATTGGTGCGAGTGGCTGATGGGATACCCGACAGGGTTCACCGCATCCACGGCCTCGGAAACGCCGTAGTACCTCAAATCCCCGAACTTATCGGCAACGCAATTCTTGCGGCCATTACGCCATTCGCCAGTCAGCATCCCGCTGGCGATACCGGGTTGAGCGCGATGACTGTCTCTATCGAAGGGATTGTAACATGAGCAACGATTGGCAACCCGGCGATCTGGCGCTGTGTGTGAACGCCGAAGGTTTTGTCTCAGTCGGCGGACTTTATACCGTTAACGAAGTTTTTGACGGTTTCACGCCGTGGGGTGACGACGATGATGGGTTGGCGCTGACGTTCGTTTCCATCCCCGATCCCGTGCATCCCATATACGGCGAAGCGGATGGCTATGACGCTTGGCGCTTCATCAAAGTCACCCTGCCCGAAGCCGACGAGTTCGACCGCGAAGTCATCGACCTGATGAACCAACGGGAGCGCGTGGCATGACGGCCATCCTAGCCTATCTCGCACTTGGCACCGGCATTGCCATTGGTCTCTACATCCGATGCGCCCGCGCCCCGCTTGTCGATGAAAACGAGCGTCTGGTTGACGAGGTGCATGACGATCCGCGCCCCGCTCAGGTGTTGCGCGAAAGGCAGCGGGGGGTGCGGCTGTGACCCTATCGCATGTCATCACCCGTGTCCGTCATGCACTGACTGGCAACGCTCCCATAAGCCCAATCACCGGCAAGCCTGTCGTGCATTACAGCGCGCGGTCGATCATCCGTGCTGTGTCGCGCCGTCGCCAGTTGGATCGCTGGGCTAAGGGCTGGGCAACGCGGAGGACAGGGAAGTGAGCGGGCAGGATTGCGCCCACGGCGTTCCTATCGCGCTGCCGTGCGGTGCCTGTCAGGCAGAAGCTGCGCCAGACATTGCCGCTACCCTGTGCGAACGCGGCAGCCGCTATGGCAGCTTCACCGGCCATGCGCGCATTACGCAAAACATCAAGCGCGCCATGATCGATAGCCCGAATTGGGCTGGTCTTGCTGATGATCAACGCGAGACGTTGGAGAT